CGAGGGGGATCAGTGAGTGCCCATGCAGGCGACTCAGGCTCACTGTAGCGCGACGGCCCCGGCCGCATGGCCCGCCCAGCGGGGGCCGTCGTGCAACCAACAGGGGACGGTGACGATCTCAGGCCCGCGAGCGCTCGGGCATCATTGGCGCCCCTCCCTAACCGCGTGTTCCCCACGAACGATCATGCGCGCGGCATGGGCAAACCCTGTCACCGGCCCCTCCACGGGCACAAACTGGGTAAGGGGCGCAACGCGCAATGACCGCTGACTGGGACTACCTCGCGCTGATCCTGGTGCTGATGGCGGTCCTGTTGGTGTTGGTGGGGATGGGGAAATGAGCGACCGACCATACGGGTCTTTCATGTGGGTGATCGCCTACCCCGGCGATGAGCCAGAGGTTGCGCGTTGGTGCGCTAAGCATAGCCGGTGGAATGTCCTGGGCTGCGAGGTCACCATTGATCGCGTCCACAAGGTCGGCGTCGGCGGCACGCTGGATGCCCCGCCGGATGTGTGGGAGGATGATTTGCCGCTGCACGTCTACAGCGTGTTCGACGATACGCCGGCATTCGGCACAGACGACCGGGACGCAGGAGTTGCGCGATGAACAGATGGCCGTTGGTTTGGGGTTCATCCATGTATGAACCCATCCCGATCCGCGAGATGGTATGCCGCATTATCGAGGCAGAGATGGAACGGCAGGCGAGACTTATGGACCATGAGTTCAGGCGACGCTCGACCATGGAACAGGCGGCGCATCAACGCGCGGTCTTTGAGTCGTGGCGCCCGTGAACCCACGCCGCGACATGTATGCGGGCTACGTCTCCGAGGCCGGTCGTTGGCTTCCCGTGGCGCCTGAGTGGTCCGACATCCGCGAGGCCCCGATCCCCCTGGTTGCTGGCGAAGGCCGCGTCTGGCGGCTCCGTGACGCCGGGCGGGAGCGTTTGGGGTATTGGGGCAAGCATCCGTTCGACGAGGATCATGAGGGGTGGCTGTCGGCGGTCGATCCGACCATCATCCTGACGCCGACGCACTTCCGGGACATGGTGTGTCCGCCGCAGTGGCAGCCCGATACGGTCGAGCCAGTCTATGCCCCTTGACGCCGCCGCGCTGGACATCACGCTACCGGCGGGTGGGTGGCAGCCGCGCGGCTATCAGCGGGCGTTGTGGCGCTACCTAGAGAACGGCGGCACGCGGGCGTGCGCCATCTTCCACCGGCGCAGCGGCAAGGACGAGATCGCCCTACACTGGACCGCCATCGCCGCGCACATGCGGGTCGGGAACTACTGGCACATGCTGCCCGAGGCGTCACAGGCACGGAAGGCCATCTGGGCGGCCGTTAACCCGCACACAGGCAAACGGCGCATCAACGAAGCGTTTCCGATGGAACTGCGGGCGCAGACGCTTGAGAACGAGATGTTCATCCGGTTCAAGAACGGCTCGACCTGGCAGGTCGTCGGGTCCGATCGGTTCGACTCGTTGGTTGGTTCGGCCCCGATCGGGATTGTGTTCAGCGAGTGGGCTATCTCACATCCAGCCGCTTTGGCCTACCTGTCGCCCATCTTGCGGGAGAACAAGGGGTGGTCCTTGTTCATCACCACGCCGCGCGGGCGCAACCATGCGTTCCGGATGTATGAGGATTACGAGAAGAACCCAGGGTATTTCGCTCAGAAGCTGCACGCCGAGGAAACCAACGTATTTACGGCGGCCGAATTGGAGGAAGAACTCCGCAGCCTGATCGCGCAGTATGGCGAGGACATGGGCCGGGCGCTGTATCAGCAGGAATATATGGTGTCCTGGGACGCTGCCATCCTCGGTAGCTACTGGGGCGCTGAACTGGCGAAGGCTGAGCGTGAGGGGCGCGTGAAGTCTGTTCCCGTGGACCCGACGTTGCCGGTGCATACGGGCTGGGACATCGGGCGGCGGGACAGCACCGCGATCTGGTTTTTTCAGACGGATGGCAAGCGGCTGCGGTTCGTGGACTACTACGAGAACCACACCGTTGACGCCGAACACTACGCCAAGGAGGTTCTTCGGCGCGGCTATCGGAACGGGATCGCGTGGCTGCCGCACGACGGGCGCGTGATGGAATGGACGGCCAAGCGGACGCGGGTCGATACGCTGATCAGCTACGGGTTGAACGCTCGGATCATACCTGACCACACGCTGATGGATGGGATCAATTCGGTGCGCCAGGTTCTCGACCGCTGCGAGTTCGACGCGACTGGTTGCGTGCAGGGTTTGGCGGCTCTCAAGGCGTACCAGAAGGAATGGAACGAGAAAATGCAGCGTTTTTCGTCCGATCCGTTGCATAATTGGGCTTCCCATGGCGCGGACGCATTCCGGTATGCTATCGTCGGATGGGCCGAGGACGCGTTGCCGAAGCCGAAGCCCCCGAACCGGGAGATATCGGTGGGTCGGACGAACAAGGCGCGGCATGTGGACGTGGCGGGCAATTGGAGGCAGCGGGCGTGAGCGAGTATCCAACCAGCGACTTTTTTGCGGCCGAATTAGAGAGGCTCGCACAGGCCGATCGGAGCGGGTATATCAGGCGTAAACTCACGGCTATGGGGTTTGAGACACGCGATCCCCCCACCCTAGCTTCCCGCATGGCCGCCGAACCAACGCAGGACTGGACCTGAGCATGGACACGTCCTACCGCCGACAGGTCTTTGTCGCTAGTGACGGCGATGTGCTCCGTCGCTACATCATGGATGTAGCCAGCATCAAGCCGGACATAACGCCGCATGAGATTATGTGGCTGATCGAAGGTGGCCAACAGGTCCCACCCAAGCATCTGATCGACCATCCGGAATTGCTGCGTCACTTCAGGGAGGCGCCTACGTTGCCGATCCAGGCGATTGAGGAGAACTGGTCCAGGGCCGAAATTGATGACTGGCGCGCCGCTCGCGTCAAGGAGACAGCATGAGCACCTACGCATTCGGCGCACCCATGGGCACGCCATCGGCAGCGGCGGCATCGTCGCTTGTGCTGCGGGCGGTCCCGGGCCGGGTGGATATCATCCAGGTCAACACCGCCGGATCGCCTGGGTTCGTGATGTTGCACAACCTCGCAGCCGCCCCGGTTGATGGCGCGGTGACCCCGGTCATGGTGTGGCAGATCGGGGCCAACGCGACGCTGACGGTTGGGTTCGATCCGCCGTTGCAGATGACGGTTGGCGCGGTTCTGACGTTCAGCACTACCGGACCCACGACGCAGACGCTCTCCGCTACCGCGTGGTTTAATGGGCGGATGGCATGAGGGCCGTTATCCCGTTCACGTTCGACCAACTGGCGCGTCTGATTGGGGCGCCGGAAGGTGCTGAGTTGATCCGGGTGGCTGAAAGTGACCCGCACGACGTGGCCGCTGTTGTCCTGGTCTTTAATGTCCCAGGGGATCGAGACCGGGTTGCCTACCCGCTGGCCCCGGGGCGCGGGTATCTGGATCAGATCATGGAATACGCGCCGGAGTCCGTAGAATGACGGTCAAGAGCGAAACCACCGGCCCACTCGGAAGCGGCAGCGGCGGGACATCGACGCCGGGCGTGTTCCCGACTGCGACGAACCGGTGGTACACGTCCCCGGCGACTATTTCGTCAGCGACTGCGGTCGCGATGTCCGCGAACGTCATCTATTACCAGCCGTTCAACCTGACCGGGATGCCGATCGACCGGATCGGGATCAACGTGACGGCGGGCAGCGCGGGTCTGTGCCGGCTGGGCATATACACCAACGCCAACGGGGCGCCTGGCACGCTGATCCTCGACGCGGGCACGGTTGACACCACGAGCATCGCGCTGGTCGAGGCGACGATCGCCACGACGTATCTGCCGGGCACATGGGTATGGCTGTGCGCGGTGTTCAACGCGACGCCGACCGTGACCATTGGGTCGCTGGGGACTGGCGCTATCATCGGCGCGGCAACGTTTGGCGGCTCGCGGGGGCTGAGTGCGACGTTTGCCTTCGCGGCCCTAACCGCAGCGGCGCCGGCCACGTCTCTGGGGCCGTTGGCTAACTGCGTGATGATCGGGGTCAGGAAGACGGCATGAGTGACGACTTCTCACAGCCTCAGCCGTTCAATGTCGAGATTGGCGAGCGTGAACTCGCGGACGAGACGGGCGGGCGTGAGATGCCGGAGTTCCCGGCGCTGTATCCGATCCCGAAGACGGTGTTGATCCAGCCTGATACGGACCTTTACCCTGTGCAAAAGCACGGTGTGCAGGGGCCGAGACTGAGGGGTCGCGTATGGAAGCGTTAGGTCCATGGAAGCATCAGCGCGTTAGCGCCGGATTTGGGCTGTCAACATTTGACGGTGGCCGGAATATCGTTGTCGTCCGTCGCGGAAAGCCGCACATCAGGCAATATAAGCGCAACGTCCCCAACGGGATGTCGTTTAGTGCTGCGGTTTCGTTGATGTGGGAAGTGCTAGGGGCTAAGACGGAAACGGAGATGCGCCGCATTGTGAATGATCGCCTCTTTACGATCGGCGGGATTGATCGTTCGTCCAATCGGTTCTGGATTTCCGGCGCATGACGACCAGCCCCGACAGCATCACCTATCCGGCCAGTATCAACGAGGTTGTCGGACCGACCGAGGCGGCGCCGTGGGAGGCGACCCTACGGCCGACGAACCCCTGGCCGGGGCTGTTCGGGTTCGACACCATCTCTGAGAGGTTCGAGTTCTACGATGGGACCGCGTGGCGGCATCCGGTGTGGGATAGTGAGCCTACGGTATTTACCGACCTCACGGTGACCGGTGAGTTCATCAGTTCCGGGACGGCGCAGTTCAACCTGGCGAATTTCTCGGCTGGCAACGTGCAGGTTCCGGGGACGTATGTCGCGGCAGACGCGCCGTATAACATGACGTTCGCCCTGATCCGCTCGACGGACCCGGTATCAACCGCGAACCGCGACGTGACGCGGGAGTTCATCACCAGCGACCGTCACGATAGCGAGGCGGACGGCGGGCATCCTACGCTCACATTCAAGCAGACGAACTGGACGCTCGGCCTTAACGGCGGCGCGGTCGCGGACAGCTATGGCGGTTCGCGGGTTATGCGCCGGATGGTCATGGGTGACCGCAACAAGCCGTTGACGGCGCTTATTCCGCCTGACGGAACGCGGTCAGAGGGGCGGCCGGAATGGAATGTTCTATGGACCGCTCTCTCCGCTGGGTCGTCGCGTGGTGGATTGGCGCCGGAGCGAGGCTGGTCGGTCGGGCGGAACTTCGCGAACTACTCGTCCATCCTGCATCGTGGCGCCACGGCCACGCAGGACGGCGCGCGGAACCTGCTGAACTCTCACTTTTGGGAGTTGGGGTTCTTCTTCTTCCCAGGCACGTCCTGCCAGTCGGCGGCCGGCATCGGCATCAACGTTGCGCTTAACCAAGGCGTGTCGCCTGTCGATTATTTCATCGGCTACAGCATGGGCAAGCGGGGGCGGTATGGCCTAGGGCTGCGGCTGGGCTTTGGCACGCCGGGTGCTGCGAACCTGCACGGCCTTGATCCATTCAGGGGCATTCTGCTCGGGATGCGTGCCGGGCGCACCGAACCTCTGCCGGAAATCCTGACCGGCATTAGCCTTGCGGACGTGGTGTGCTCTGGTCCGGCGATTACATGGCCCGGCGGCAGCATCAGCGGCGGTCTGCACGTGGACGATGCCACGGGCGCTATCAACGTGGGCACCGCCACGCTGTCGAAGACCGCAACCGGCGCATCCCTGTCTGTGTCCGGATATATCGGGCAGCCCCCGAACTACGTGTATTCTGGCGCCGAAGTTGTGGACGGCGAACCGTTCACCGAAATCGTCGCGAACATGGTCGGGGACTGTGTAAACGGCGGCGTCTACCGGATGACCGAACCGAACTTGACGACCAACGTGTTCCAAAAGGTCGTCGTCCTCACCAGCCCGATCTACAAAGGCGGGTCACCGCCGGCCACCACTGAAATCGCTCTGCGGGACACAGCCGGAGGCGTGATCGAATGGGAAACCACGGCGGTAGGGACCACGACGGTTCATCCGACGCAGCTTACCACCGAGATCGCGGGTCGATATGTCGGGCGCAAGCTGATGGCGTTGAATGGCGCGGCGGCCGGCGAGTCGCAGACGATCATCGATTACACGCCATGTTCGGCGGACGGGCTGACGTTGGGAGTGCTGACGACTGATCCGTTCTCGGTCAATCCGACCGATAACATCTCCCTGGTCGTCAACTTCAACTTTGCGCTGCCGCTATCCCCATCTCAGGATACAATCCTCAATGGTTGGCAATGGACCCTAAACGGCGGCACGGGCAGCATGACCCGAGTGCTGGCGGTGCCTGGCATCCCGCTGCACATCGAGTTGATCGGCGACGGCGTGAATGGGGCCGCGATCGACCAGGAAGTGACCTTCAGCGCGGCCGATGACGGTATCATCCAGGTCCAAGCGTATGGGGACTATTGGATCAAGATCGGGTCCACGCGCGGCGCTGCCGACTATCTCAACCAGTTCGTGAACCAGCCGCCTATCCCGCCCGGTGAGCCGCCGATCTTTACGAATGCGACATACACGTTCTTCGGTGGCACGGCGGTTTGGATCAGGATCGAGAACATCGACACCGTGGCCGCTGGTATCCGGATCGTGAAGGCGGCGCAGGGGGACGAACTGCTGACATCCGTTCGGATGGCGGTCCTGACGCAGCCGATTGTGGTGCAGCAGACATGGACCGAACTGACGGACCTCGAGGTCCAACCTGACGGTGGCGCGACCCTGATTGGCGGTGACGTGGCTTTCGACAACGCGGCGACGTGGGCAGCGAACGACACGACGGCGACCGTCCTGGGGTCTGTCGGGCCGGTGGGTGCGGGCACTGCGGTTGCGAAGTGGCTGCGGGTGCAGGATGAGACGGGGGCTGATCTCGTGATACCGGCTTGGAGTTACACGGCACCATGAACGACGTGACGATCACCCTACCGGCCGAGATGATGCAGTTCGTGATCAACGCGATTGCCCAGCAGCCATATTTCCAGGCTGCGCCGGTGCTGGAACGGTTGCGTCCGCAGTTGGAAGACGCTGAACGGCGTGCCACATGAGCGACCGCCCCGGCATCCCCGGCCCGCAGGTTGCGCGGCTGTCGGACTTCGGTTCGCCGGCCGATCGCTGGCACGCGGAGATCGAGGTTTGCCAGAACGAGTTTTACGACTGGTGGCGGGAATGCAGCCGGATCGAGACGCTCTACCGGAACGACCGTCGCCGCGCTGCAGCACAGCCGCAGCAGTTCGCGGTGCTGTGGTCGAACGTCGAGACGCTGAAGCCAGCGATCTACAGCCGGCCGCCGGTCCCGGTGGTGGCGCGGACGTTCGGCGATGCGGACCCGATCGGGCGCGCGGCGTCGATGATCCTGCGGCGCACCATTCAGCACGAAATTGAAGCCTACAAACTCGATAGGAAAATCAAGCAGGTTCGCGACGACTACCTTCTCTACGGGCGCGGTGTGCTGTGGGCGCGGTATGAGGCCGAGATCGGCAAGCAGCCGCAGATCACCGAGGACAGCGAGGAACTGGGCGAGCGGGTCGAGAACGAAGCCGTCGAGTGGGATTTCGTGCGGCGGGACGACTTCCTGCACTCGGCCGCTCCGAACTGGGAAGCGGTGACGTGGGTTGGCCGGCGCGTCCGGATGACGCAAGAGGATGGTGTTGCGCGGTTCGGCCGGAAGTTCATGAACGTGCCTTTGAGGCGCGATCCGTCCTGGTCGCGGCGCAACCGCACGTCCGAGGCACACGACGTTCTGGCGCGGGCGATCGTCTACGAGATTTGGGACAAGCGGAAGCGACAGGTTGTATGGGTGGCGGATGGGTATGACGCTGTTCTGGATACGATTGATGATCCTCTCGGCCTGCGGGATTTCTTCCCGACGCCGCGCCCGCTCTATGCGACGATCACTGATAGCACATTGGTCCCGGTTCCCGACTTTCAGGAATACGCGCCGCAGGTCGAGCAACTCAATGACCTGACCGGGCGCATTCGGGCGATCACGACCGCTATCAGGGCGTCGGGCGTGTATGACGCGAAGTATCCTGAGATCAAGCGTCTGTTCCAAGAGGGGACGGACAACGAGTTAATTCCGGTGGTGGATTATGCCGCGTTGTCGCAGACCGGCGGCGTGTCCAAGGCGATCGAACTCGTGCCCATGCTCGAAATGGCGCAGACGCTTCAGACGCTGATCGAGGCGCGGGCGCAGGTCAAGAGCGACCTTTACGAGATCACCGGCATTTCGGACGTGATCCGAGGCGCGGAAACGGCGAGCGGCGATAAGACTGCGACCGAGATCCGGACGAAGGGGCGGTATGCGACCTTGCGGCTGTCCGATCGGCAGTTGGCGATGGCCGAGTATGTGCGGGATGTGCTGCGGATCACGGGCGAGATCATCGCGGAGCATTTCCAACCCGAGACGCTGGCGCAGGCGAGCAATTGGGAGCAGTCGGAGATGGCGGCCGACACGGCTGCTCAGATGCAGCCGCCGCAGCCGCCGGTGGCCGGCGCTGGACCGGGTGTAGAACCGGGTATGGGCGTCGGTGGGGTGCCAGGTGCGGCGCAGGTTCAGCCGCCGCCACCGGCCCAGCAGGTGCCGCAAGAGATCATCGACGAGTTCCGTGGCGTGGCCGAGTTGAAGGGTGCCCCGCTGTTCATCGATGCTGTGATGTTGCTGCGGAACGACCGCCTGCGCGGGTTCCGGATCGATGTCGAGGACAAGAGCACCATCGCGATTGACGAGACCGAGGAGCGGGTTGCGCGGGTGCAGTTCCTTGAAGCGGTGTCGGGCTACATCCAGCAGGCGGTGATGATCCCGCCCGAACTGGCGCCGATCCTGGCGCCGGCGATGGGCAAGATGCTCATGTTCGGCGTGCGCGGGTTCCCGATCGGGTTGGAACTCGAAACCATGCTCGAGGACACAGTGCAGAAAATGCAGCAGTTCCTTGAGGCAAAAGCCAAGCAGGGACCGCAGCCGACACCGGAGATGATCAAGGCGCAGGCTGACGCCAAGCGGGCCGATGGCGAGTTGCAGATGAAGCAGGCGGAGTTGCAGGCGAAGACGCAACAGGACGCCATGCGGGCGCAGGCCGAGGCGCAGAAGGCACAGGCCGACATGGCGATGGCCCAGCAGAAAGCGCAGTCTGACCAGACCATTGCGGCGGCGAACTTCCAGGTAAAGCAGTTGGAGATGCAGATGATGCGGCTTCGGATGCAGACCGAGGCGCAGCAGGCCGAGGCGCAAAATGCCCAGGACGCGACCGATCACGCTTTGGCGATCGATGATGCGGACCTGAAGCGGGCGGAACTGGCGCATCAGGAGGCGATTGATTGGGAGAAGATCAACCTGGATTGGGCCGCACTGGACGTGGCGAAGGAAGCGGCCGAGGCGAAGGAAGGGGAGACGGCAGAGTGACGCGGGATATAGGTTGGTTCCGGGATGTGCTGCGGTCGGCACGATACCATGGCGAGTGGGGCTGGTTATCGGATGAAGCCATGGAAGATTGCGCCAAAAGGCTTTGGGCTATGAACCTCGAAGACGCGGAGTTGCCAACCACCGTCGAGTGGGAGTTGGACGCTATCAAGGAGACGGCAGAGTGATCTTGTCCTTGAAATCCTATAAGATTGGGGGATAATACGGGCATGGCCAAATTCGTATGGCATGGCGGACAATGGTGCGAGGTCGTGAAGCGGGCGCCGCGTCCGTCTCTGGCCCCATTCGTGATCCGCGACAACATGACGGTCGGGTATCATCCCGCTACTGGCGAGGCGACGGACAGTAAATCGACATGGCGCCGGCTGAACCGGGAGCATGGGTTCATCGAGATGGGCACGGATGCTCCGACGACGCCGGCGAAGACGTTCCGCCCCGCAGTCACGAAGTCGGACATCGCGGAGGCCATCCAGATGCTTGAACAGGGCTATCAGCCGCCGCCGGTAGAGTCGATCAGCGCGGGTGACTTTGCAGACGCGGAAGTGAGGACGCTTTGAGCGAGACCATCAACGATCCCGTCGTAGAGAGTGCCGCACCAGCAGAGGCGCCGGTTGAGGAAAGCCGGCCCGGCGACGATCTGCGGTCCCTGCTCAGCCAAGCCTACGACAAGAGCGAGGGGCGCGACGCGGCCCCGACACGAGATGAGCGCGGCAGGTTCGCGGCAGGTGCCAACGGTGGCCCGCCGCTAGAGCCGGAAGCGCCGGCCGAGGGCGAACCCCCGGCGACAGAAGCAGCCACGGCGGAGGCGGCAGCCCGTCCCGAGGCGTGGTCAGAGGCGGAATGGACTGCTCTTTCTCCCGAGGCACGCGAGCGCGTTGCCGTGCGGGAGCGGGACCTTCTTTCGGCCATAGAACAACGAGTAGAACACACACAGGAGGTCGAACGGTATCGTCAAGCCTACGCGCCGTATGAGCCGCGTCTTCGTGAGTTGGGCGTCCAACCCCACATCGCCTTTGGGCGATTGCTGGAATGGGAAGCCGCCATCCGCCAAGACCCCGCCCGTGCGCTGCCTGCGTTGGCACAGACGATGGGCTTCGACCTTTCGACCCTGGCGCATCAGGCCCCGGGATCGACCCAACAGGCTCCCCAGCCCCAGCAGTTCCGTGACCCCCGCGTTGACCAGATGCTTGCACAGCAGCAGGCGCGCGCGGATGCGGAACGGTTGGACAGCGAAAAGCGGACCGCCGCACAGATCGAGGCGTTCCGTGCCGACAGCCGAAACGGCCATTTCGAAGCAGTGCGCGTGAAGATGGGCCATCTGATGATGGCCGATCCCGCGTTGTCTCTCCAGGAAGCCTACGATGCGGCCCTATGGGCTGATCCGAAGCTGAGGGCAGACAAGATGAAGGCGGAGATGGATGCGCGGCGTGCGGCCGAGACGGAAGCGGCGCGACGGGCGCGGGCGAAGACGACCAGCGTGCGCGACAGTGCCGCGTCTGGCGTCAACGGCCACGCAATCGCGGCGTCCAAGGGGATGACACTGAGGGAAGAACTCGCGGCGGCTTTCGATGCCCAGGCATAACCCCATGCTTGGAGCAACCCAATGGCATCGCCTAACCTGACGGAAATCGTCACCACGACCCTACGCAATAGGACGGGGGAACTGGCCGATAACGTAACCCGGAACAACGCGCTCCTTATGTATATGAAGGAAAAGCGTTTTATCAAGCCGTTCTCCGGTGGCAGAACGATCTTGCAGGAGTTGAACTACGCCAACAACCGGACGTATACGCGCTACAGCGGCTACGAACTGCTGAACATCGCGCCGTCTGACACGATGACATCGGCCGAGTATGCGATCCGCCAGATGGCGGTTGCTATCTCGATCTCGGGTCTGGAGCAGTTGCAGAACGCGGGCAAAGAACAGGTCATCGATCTGCTCGAAGGCCGCATCCAGAACGCCGACGAAACCCTCGCCAATGGCATTGCCTACGACATGTATAGCGACGGCAGCCTGACCGGGCAGATCGGTGGTTTGGCGTCTCTGGTGTCTGCAACCCCTACCACGGGCGTTGTCGGCGGCATCGACGCAAGCTTGTGGCCGTTCTGGCAGAATAAGCGGTTCCAGGGCGTGGCCGATGGTGGCGCGACCGTGAGCGCGGCGAACATCCGCGATTACATGAACCGGCTGGCGGTGCAGTTGATGCGCGGCCCGGACGGTCCTGATCTCGCGATCACCGGCTCGACCTGGTATTCTATGTTCGTGGCGAGCATGGAAAGCATCCAGCGCATCATGGACAGCCGTTCGCCGCTCACCAAGAGCGAGTTCCCGTTCGTGTCCTACATGGGCGCGGGGAAGCGGATGGATGTGGTTCTTGACGGCGGGTTCCAGGGCTTTACCTCTGACGGCAACACGTTTGGCGCGGCCGGCGCTGGTGCGGTCGGCGGTGCCCCTGCGGATCGGTTGTGGGTGCTGAACTCGAAATATCTGCACTATCGCCCGCATTCGGCTCGCAACTGCGTCCCGATCGGTGACGACCGCGTGAGCGTCAACCAGGACGCGATGGTTCAGTTGATTGGCTGGGCCGGCAACATGACTGTCAGCAACCGCGCCCTTCAGGGCATCCTGGTGGCATAAGGGAGCAACGACAATGGCACTATTTGGAACGCTCCCCACTGCGGGGATCGACTTCACGACCGCTTTCACGGTGTCGACCGACACTCCGGAATATCCTGGTTCGCCGATCGCGCTGGGCACTCGCATCATTGGTTCGATGGCGAGCGAGTGGATTCTGTGCAAGCTGGAAACCTCGGCAACCTGCACGGCCGGCGACGCTCTGGTTGTCACTGACAACGAAACCTGGGAGGTCCAGGCGCTTACCAACACGCTCGCGACTGGCGCTCTAGGCCAGTATGTGGGTATCGCTGGCGCGACAGGAACGGCCGGGCAGTATGTCTGGATGCAGGTCTCTGGCTACTCGTCCAGCGTCAACGCGATCACCGGCGCGACCGGGTTCACGGCGCTGCACTCTCTCGCTACGGCGGGGCGTCTGACGGCCACAGCGGCCGGCGGCACGACCTTCGCAGTTAACGGGATCGTGCTGACCGCGACGGCGGCTGCGAACCTGGGGCCGGCGCTTCTCAACAACCCCACCGTCGGAGCGGCTGACTGATGAGCGATTTCTCCCCCGCCCTGGATATCCAGTGGCAGCCTGGCGGACAGGTGGGCATTGTCTCCTACGACGAGGGAGACAAAGCCCTATCCGTCACCTTCCATCGGGTGTCCGAACCCAACGGCGTAGCCGCGATCGCCAATGGCGGTCCGGCTTTCGTCGCCAAGGACTATGTGAAAATCTTTCGCCCTGCGGAACATAACCTTTGGGTTGTGAACCGCGAGGCGATCGAGGACGACAAGCGGCGTTTCCCGCGCCACTGGGAAGCCTACCAGAACAGCCGCGCTCAGGTGCCAGACGGGTTCCCGATCGCGCTGTTGTTCCCGCAGGACCCGGATCGGGTGGACATCCTGCGTTCCATGCGTATCCACACCATTGAACAGCTTGCAGGCGTCTCAGACGGCGCGGCGGGCAAGCTGGGTATGGGTGGCCGCGAACTGGTCGAGAAGGCCAAGGACTACCTCGAAACGGCCAACGATCGCGAGCAGTGGGCGGCGATGCAGCGGGAACGCGAGCATCACCAGGCCGAACTTGCGGCGCTGAAGGCCGAACTCGCGGAATTGGCCGGGCGCATGACCCAGCGTGAAGGAGTTCCGGCATGAGCGCGGCAACATCCGTCCAGGCCCTAATGACGTGGGGCATGTCCCCGCAGATGGCGAACCAGTTCGTGAACGGGCTGCCGTTCCCGTTGACGTTGACGATCGATGCAGTCATTTCCACGATGACGGTCGAGAGCATCACCGGCGCAGACAGCAGCCTTGACATTGATGGGCTGGCGGCGGCGCAGGGTGGCAGCGTCACGATCGATGGCGGCGCGTCATCGACTTCGGCCAATGCAGGCGGCGCTGCATCGTTGCGTGGCGGCCTGGCCGGGGCAACCGGTGTCGGCGGAGGCGTCACTGTTCGCGGCGGCGCCGGCGGCTCTACATCCGGCGCTGGCGGTCAAGCGGTCCTGGTCGGTGGCGCATCGACCACATCCGGCGCTGGCGGCAACGCCAACGTAACCGGAGGCGCTGGCGCTGGAACTGGCAACGGTGGTGTCGGCCAGCTAATCGGCGGCGCGTCTGGTGCAGGTGCTACCGGCACCGGCGGCGCTGTCAACGTCACCGGCGGCGCGTCACTCGCCACGGCTGGCGCTGGTGGCGCGGTCACGGCGACCGGTGGCGCTGGTGTCGGCACGGGCGCCGGTGGCGCCATCGCGGTCGTTGGCGGTGCGTCTGGCGCGGGTGCGACCGGCAACGGTGGTGCGGCGTCTCTGACTGGTGGCGCGGCCACATCGACAGCAGGCAGCGGCGGCGCGGTGACTATCGCTTCCGGTGCTTCCACGACTACGGGCGCGGGCGCGTCGATCACGCTTACCCCTGGCGCGGTCGGGACGGGCGCTGCCGGTGGTGTTATCCATCGCGGGCTTTCGGTGGTTCGTCAGGGCGCTCCGACCGCTCAGACTGTCACCGCTACCCTGACGGCTGCGGCGTTGCTCTCGGGCATCATCACGGCCAACGAAGGCACGACTGCGGCGGCGTCCTACACGCTGCCGACAGCGACGGACCTGCAAACCGCGTTGCCGAGTGCGTTTGCGAACGACGACGCTTTCGACTTCAGCCTCATCAACATCAGCACCGCAGCGGGTGAAGATGCGACGATCCTGACGGCGGCCGGGTGGACGCTGGTCGGCTCGATGGTGGTCGAGAGTTTCGATAGTGACCGGGCGCGGTCCTCGGGGCGGTTCCGGGCGCGGCGCACGGCGTCTAACACGTTCACTCTCTACCGGATCGCCTGACATGGGTACCATGACCGTTGTCGAACTTGTCGGTGCCGCGCGGGCGGAACTCGGGCTGTTCCCGATCTCGACAACGGTTGTGTCTTCCTCGCAGGAGATCGACCTTCAAATGCTCTCCCTGCTCAATCAGTTGGGCAGGGAGTTGCAGCAGAGGACAACGTGGACCGCGCTGCAAACCGAACACATCGTCACGACGAATGTTGTCCACAACACGACCGGCGACACGGTGGCGAACTCGGCCGTCATCACGAACATTGCCGATATCGGCGACGTCGCGGCGAACTCGTGGGTGGTGATGGGGCCGAACCTGATCACCAGCTCTCGGGTGTTGTCTGTGGACAGCGCGACGCAGGTCACAATGTCCGAGCGGGCGACTGCGACACAGGTCGGCGTAGCACTTCAGTTCTCGCAGGATACCTACGCGATCCCGAGCGACTTCGGTTCGTTTATCTCGGATACATGGTGGGACCGGACAAACCGGTGGATGCTGCTCGGCCCGACATCGCCGCAGTATGACCAGTTCCTTCGGTCGGGCATCGTTACCACCACACCCCGCCGAAACTGGCGTGAGATCGGGCGTCTGCCGACTGCGTGGCGCGTGTGGCCCCCGCCAGGCACGACCGATCCGCGCCTGACCATGGTCTATGAATACAACTCGTTGAACTGGGCCACGGCGTCCAACGGCACGACGCTTTCGACCGTGACGCAGGATACGGACACGACGGTCTTCCCTGATGCGTTGGTCGTGGCCGGGATCAAGCTTAAATATTTCCAATCCAAGGGGTTTGACACGGGGAATCTGCGGGAGACCTACGAGCGGCTTTACGCGACTGCGCTCGCGAACGATGGCGGCGCCGCGAAGTTGAACATGGGCCGGCGCACTCCGCAGCCTTACCTATTGAATTACTGGAACATTCCGGATAGCGGCTACGGCCCGCGCTGATGGCGAGTTCAGTCGCATCCCTGCCAAGCCCGACCGGCGGATGGAACACGCGCGATCCGTTCGACCGGATGCCTCCGGAAGACGCGATCCAACTCGACAACTTCTTTCCTGACACTGGATTCGTCCAGCTACGGCGCGGGCATATCGAGCATTGCGACACGGGTGAGACGGACCCGGTAGGCACGCTGTTCAGCTACACCGGCGGCGGGGACGATACCTTGTTGGCGGCGGTGGCCGGCGACATTGTGGACGTGACGACATCGACCCCAGCCAGCCTCGCCACGGGCTACAATTCCGATGTGTGGTCCTGGACGAACCATAGCGCGGGCGGCACGCCTCGGCTGATCGCCTGCAACGATAGCGGGATGGATGTCCCGTTCGTCTATGACGGCGCGACGGTGGCCCCGGTGGTGGTGACGGGCGTCACGGATACTGATCTTTCCCAGGTCCTACTGCACGCGCAACGGGTGTTCTACGTCGAGCGCAACAGCCTGTCGGTCTGGTATACGACGGCGGGTGCGTTCCAGGGTGCGCTGACCGAGTTCGACTTTGGGCCATTTTGCCGCAAGGGCGGAACGATCAACGCGATCGGATCATGGACCAGGGACAACGGCGCGGGCGGGTCGGACGATCTGTTCACGGTGGTCACGACCGAGGGCGAGGTTCTGTTGTATGCCGGCACCGATCCGGCGGCGGGGATTTGGGAACTGCAAGGCGTGTTCGCCAATGGCAAGCCGATCCCGGGACCGCGGTGCCTGGTCAAAACCGGTCCGGATTTGGTGCTGATCTGTGCGGACGGGTTCCAGCCGTTGTCGGAGTATCTCGTTTACGGCAGCACCCGTGCGATCGACACTTCCTTGGCGCGTAAGATCGGCAACGCGGCACAGGCTGCGGTGGCCGAGTTCGGGTCGCTGGCTGGGTGGCAGGGGCTGATCTATGGCGAGGCGTCGCAGTTGATCGTCAACGTGCCGCAGAGTAGCACCCTGGTTTATCAATACGTTGCCAACACGACCACGGGCGCGTGGTGCCGCTTCATCGGACAAAACGCGTTCTGTTGGGCCGTCCTCGGCGGGAAAATCTATTTCGGCGCGGCTGACGGGATGGTGTGCGAGGCGTGGACCGGGCCGGCGGATATCACGGCTGACATCGTTGGGTCGCTGATCGGGTCATACCAGTATGTCGGCGGTCCCGGCGCGCAAAAGCGGTTCGTGATGTGTCGGCCGGTCATCCAGACGAATGGACCTATCACGTATTCGCTGGGTGTCTCGGTGGACTACTCGACCCTGCAAACGCTGCCCACGATCAGCAGCAATGATACGTCTGGTGGGTTGTGGGATGCGGGGTTGTGGGATAGCGCACTGTGGTCAACGCAATCCCTGACCGTGCAAAAGAATTGGGCCGGCGTGTCTGGTATCGGCTACAGTGTGGCCGTGCAACTCAAGGTCTCGACGCACACCTTGCTGATGCGGATCAACTCATTTGATCTGATGCACGAGAGGGGATGGGCGATCTGATGGCGCAACTCTACTATCCCAGGACCGACGCCGAAAAGAAAGTCCTTCTAAACTGGTGCGTTGACCTGCTTCCCATGCGAGCGCAGATCGCTCCGTCGATGGCACAACCGGTGGGGGTGGTGTCGGACGATTACGCGCGGCTCTACGCCGTGGCAGTGTGGCACAACTACATCGCGGAATACGGGCTGATCGAGTTGACCGCCGCGAGCAAAGCCGGAGCGATCCATTGGGGCCGGCCTTCGGTCATTCGGGACATTCTCCGGTATCCGTTCCAGCAGATCGGCATCCGCAAAATGGTGGTCCACATCGCGGCGTCGAACCGGGCAGCGAACGCGGTCGCGGCGAAAGCGGGGCTGACCCGAGAAGCGACGCTACGGCACCACTACGCGAACAAGCAGCACGCGGTGATGTGGTCCATGACGGCGCACGAATGGCGGCAAAGCCGGTGGTTTGTGCCGGATGAACAACAGCAGGAGGCAGCGTAATGGGCGGCGGCGGCAGTTCTCCCCCTCCTCCTGATCCTGTGGCAACTGCCCAGGCTCAAGGCGCTATGAACATCGAAACGGCCCGGGTTCAGAACCAACTGAACCGCGTCAATCAGGTCGGGCCTGATGGAACGATCACCTATACCCAGGCGCCTGGATCGAGCCATCTGGATCAGGGCGGATATGACGCAGCGCGTCAGCGCATGGAAGCCAACATCCAGCCGGTTTATGATGAAAAGACCGGCGCGTGGTCCCAGGGCAAGCTATCTGCCGAACAGGACGCGGCGCTTCGCAACGAGTTCATGCGCTACACTCCGTCCGATCAATGGTCGATGGAAACGAAGCTTTCCCCTGAGCAGCAGCGGCTTTACGACCTGTCGAACCAGGCCAAGACGACCTACAGTGAGACGGCCAACCAGCAGCTTGAAGGCGTGCGTGGCATCCTCGGCCAAGCGTTTGACGGCCAGCCCTACATGAACATCCAGGGTGGCGCGTTGGCTGGAACGGCGGGCGCTCTCGATCGGTCGCGGGCGATCGCCAACCAGGACTTCAACGCACAGCCTTATCTGCAAGCATCCGATGCGGCCACAGGGATGGTTGCGCGTCAGGCCGGGCAGCCGTTCCAGGACCCCGGGCAGGCCGCGATGCAGCAAAGCCTAGCGCAAGGCGGGCAGGCGTCGGCGCGGGCGTCACAGTTGGCCGGCAGCCCGATCAACACCGATTACAACGCGGTGCGTCAGCAGGCGATCGACGCGGCCAATTCTCGGCTGCAGCCCGATTTTCAGGACCAGGAAGATGCGCTGCGGACGCGGTTGCTCAATACCGGCATCTCCGAAGGGTCGGAGCCGTGGAACCGCGCATATCGCCAGATGAACAACGCGCAGAACGACAGCCGGCAGCAGACGATCCTCAATGCCGAGAACCTTGCGGGGCAGGCGATCCAGCAGACCGGGGCGCTGCGGGGTATCCCGCTGAACGAACTCGGCCAGGCGCAAGGCATCGCTGGCGCCTACGGGCAACAGGGGTTCAACGCGTTCCAACAGGCAGCCGGAGCGCGGCAGATACCGCTGTCAGAGGCGCAGGCGCTTCAGGGCATGGCGACACAGGGTCTCGCCAATCAAGGGGTGGCACGGCAAATCCCGCTCTCGGAACAGCAGCAGATCGCGCAGCTTTCCGGGGCGTTCGGCAACCAGGCGTCGCAGGGGTTGGGGTCGGCTCTCACTGTCCGCAACCAGCCTCTGAACGAAGCGGCGGCGTTGCTGACAGGGAGCGCGGTGCAACAGCCACAGTTGCAGCAGACGCCCGGTAGCACGGTGGCGCCGGTGGATTACGGCGGGATGGTGCAGAACTCCTACGCTGGGCAGGTGGCCGACGCGAACCGGAAGGCGGCGACGCAGCAGGCAAACACAGGCGCGGCGGCCGGCGCGGTCGGCGCTCTTGGGTCGGCAGCGATCATGGCGGCCGTCCTCTGATGTTCGAGACCATACTCGAACGGCACGAGCGGTGCGTCCTGCAATTCAGCGGGGGCAAGGACAGCCTTGCGTGTCTGTATCTCCTACAACCTTGGTGGGAGAAGATAACGGTTGCCTGGGTGAACACTGGGGACGCATTCCCAGAGACGATTGACCAGATGGCCGGCATCCGGGCGATGGTCCCGTGCTTCTTGGAGATCGCGAGCAGCCAGCCGGCGAACGTTGCGGAATGGGGTTGGCCCGTCGAGGCTCTCCCCACGACCAGGACGCCGTTCGGTAGGTTGCTGGACGGGCACCCCCATCCGCTGATGCAGCCGTATTTCAACTGCTGCAACGTGAACATCTGGACGCCTCTGCAACAGGCCATGAACGACCTGAACGCGACGTTGCTGATCCGTGGAACTCGCGTGGCCGACCCACGGAAGACGCCGGTTCGGTCAGGAACCGTCATGCAGGGAATGGAGTTCCTCCATCCGATTGAGGATTGGTCATCGCAGCAGGTCCGTGACTTCCTCGGCGATCGGATGCCAGCGCACTATCGGGACACGGACACGTCGCTGGACTGTATGCACTGCACCGCGTTTCTCTACGAGAACGTCGGCAAGATGCGATACATGGCGGCGCGGCACCCGGCGGTGTATGATGAGGTCCGGCGGCGGTTGATCGACATTCGCGACGCGACGGCGGTCGAACTGTCCTACATCGATGGGGCGCTGAACCATGGCGTATGAGGAATTTTACGGCGGCGACCCCAGGCTTGCCGCACTCATGCGGAAGCGGAAGCTGGCCGAGGCGTTGATGGCCGAGGGCTCCAGCACCGCACCGGCTGCGTCCCCGTTCGTGGGGTTGTCCCGTGTTGCCACAGCTCTCGCTGGGGCATGGCAGGGCAGTATGATCGACGATGAAGCCAAGAAGATGGGAGAGGAAGGGGACGCCGATCTGGCTCGGCTTAAGGCGCAGGCGCTGGGTGTCGATCTTGGCGGATCGCGGGCCGGTGTCGCGGATCAACTGATTGCCGGTTCCGTGCCGACGCCTGGCCAGCAGATGGTCGCGCCGATGGAACCGGTGGGGAAGTCGCCGCTTCCTCCCGAGGAACTGATGCCGCTGTTTCAACAGGCGTCGGCCGAGACCGGCATTCCGGTGCCGATCCTGGTTGCCCAGGCGCAGACCGAGAGCGGTTTCAATCCGAACGCGGTCAGCCCGACCGGTGCGCGCGGCGTCATGCAGGTGTTGCCATCGACGGCACAGGACCCGGGCTACGGCGTGCAGCCGGTGGACCCGTCGAAGCTGTCCGACCCGAGCGTCAATATCCCATTCGCCGCGCGGTATCTGGCCGGCCGGGGGAAAGAGGTCGGCGTGACAGACTGGAACGACCCGACCCAGGCGGCGAAGGGGCTGCGAGCCTATGCAGGCGCCGACACGCCGCAGGGGGATAAGTCATACGACCGAAAGGTGTTGGGTCTGGTGCCGCAGCAGGGCGGCACTACGATGGCGTTCTCTGGGCAGCCTGCACCGCAACAGGCCGGGCTGCCTACGCCGGTTCCGCAGCAGGCAGCGCCCGGACAGGCACAAGCGCAAGCGATGATGGCACAGGCGCAGAAGTTGGAGCAGAGCGGATATGAGGCTCTGTCGTCTCGGGACCCGCGCGCCCGCAAGTTTGGCGAAGTCATGCTGCAAAAGGCCGGGACGCTTCAGACGCAAGCGTTGGCGCTGCAAAAGCGAGACGAAGGCACGCCGGCGCGTTCCCCAGAGCGGTTCAAGCAAGACCTGGACATTGCCACGGCAGGGAAGCCGACGACAGAGACCCGCGTGAGCGTTGCCAGCCAGAACGCAGCAGTCGGTAAGGCAATCGAGAATTACAACGCCTTCGTTGAAGCGGCGCCGAACAACCAGAAAATGCTCGCGACGTTGGACGCCTTCGAGACTGCCATGGGCGGGTTCACGCCCGGAATTGGCGCGGACCAGCGGGCGCAGTTCGAGAAGGCTAAATCCTTCCTTGGATTGCCGAGCGGCGCCGATATGGCGGCCGTCATGCAGAAGGGGCAGGCCGATTTGAAGATGGCGGCAGGGCAAGCGTTCAAGGGCCAAGGGCAGGTGTCCAACTTCGAACGCGAACTAGCGACTTCCACGGTTGAACTGATGGGCAACACCCCGGACGGCGTGCGCGCTGTGTCGCAGATGATCCGCGCCGGGATCAGGCGGCAGGGCGAAATCCAAGCGATCTACGAACAGAACGCCGCACAGAACGGGGGGCTTCCTAACCTGTTCGAGATCGGGCAGGCAATCTCGAAGCTGGGGCCGGCGAACGATCCGGCATTCTTGGCGCAGTTGCAGGCCCGGGTGGATGCGATGCGTGGCACGAAGAAAGAGGACACCGCGCCGGTTCCGACGACTGAGAGCGGCGCCCCGGTTAAGACTTATGACCCGAAGACAAGGACGTTCCGATAATGCCAACGGTCCGCACCGAAGACGGCAGGGAATGGCGCTTCCCTGATGATATGTCCGAGACGCAGATGGCCGACGCGATCGACGCTGAGGTATCGCGCGAAAGCCGACAATCCCCGCCGCAGTCCGGATACACGGGCGACCTGTCCGTTGACGCGCCGCGCTTCCTCGGCACAGCCGCAGTGCAAGGCGCGGCCGGTATGGCGTCTCTCCCCCGCCTGGCAGCGCAAGGCGTGGACTGGCTGGGTAGCAAAGTCGGTCTGGACGTTGGCGCGGACCAGGGTTTGGGCAGCATCACGCATCCGCTGAACAAGGACTATCCGCTGTTCCCTGACTACGAGACCGCGAAGAACGCCATGATGGCGGGGCCGGGGCTTTCCACCGGCGGGACCGAATACGTGCCCACGTCGCTTCCCGGGCGGGTCGGCATGACGGCGACCAGCGGCGCTCTGCTGGGTGGTGCTGGCGGCGTGTTGGGGGGCGCGTCTGGTGGCTTGGCGTCGGCTCTGGCTGGCGGGGCCAAGGCGCTACCTGGTGCGGCAGGGGCTGGTGCTGGGTCACAGTTGGGCGTGGAAGCCGCCGAGGCGACGGGGCTTCCGACACTGCCCATGGCGCTGATCGGCGGCTTGGCAGGCGACCGGCTGGCAACCAAGGTCGCTCAAATGCCGTTCGGGGCGAAGCCGGGAAGCGTAAAGCCGGAAACTGGAGAACTGGCGAAGATGGCGCGGGAGGAATACGGCATCCCCGTCACCGGAATGGACATGAGCGACCAAGCGTTCATCCAGAAGTTGAACGCGATGAGCACGAAATTCCCGTTCAGCCCGACCGCCAAGATGGGGCGGGAGAAGCAGGACGCGTTCAACGCTGCGTTGAATAAGACGATGGGCGTGGAAGGCAACCGCGTTACCCACCGGCAGATCAACGACGCCTTGGATATCCTCAAGCCGCAGTGGGATGAAGTGGCGAAGGGGCAGACGCTCAAATTTGGCCCAGCGCAGGGCGCCAAGCTAGAGGAAGCTATCAACGTCGCGGCGGCGAACATTTCATCCGGAGAAATGTCTGCGGTCTTTCGTCAAGTGAAAAACCTAATGGAAAAAATCGCCCCCGACCGGACCATGACGGGGGACCAGTATCTTGCCTTGACCCGCAAGGGGACGCCGCTCGATGTAGCTATGGCAAATAAGAATTCAAATATCGCGCACGTCGCGCACCAGATCAGAGACGTGCTGGACGATGCGTTGGAAGCTTCATTGCCACCTGAGAAGGTGGCGCAGTTGCGGGACATCCGAACGAAATACAAAGCGATCAAGACGATCGAGCCTCTTACGCTGCGGTCTACGGACCCAGAGGCAATCGCCAAAGTCGCGGAGGGCGACATTGTGCCGTCCTCTCTGCGGGCGCGGGTCAATCAGAAATACAAGATGTCTGCGCGTGACGCACCCGGCGACAGCCCGCTGAACGATCTTGCCAACATTGGTCAGAGGTTTCTCAAGGATCCGCGCGACAGTGGGACGCCGCTGGGCAACATGGTGCTGAACCCGATGTCCGGCGGGAACATGACGCAACTGGCGTCTCGCATGTCGGTCCCGATCATGGACCACACACTAGGGCGGGTGCTGCGGTCTAGCCCCTATACTGAACGGCTGATCCAGGGCGCGACGGTGGGACCACGGGCTTCTCTCCCCAACTCGAACCTGCTGGTGCGGGCGTTGCTGGGAGAGTTGGCGGCCAATTCTGCCGCTCGCGGCCTTCCGCCAGGGCAACGGCAATGAACGCGAAGAACCCCAGCCAAACGAAGGTAAGGATGCGTCTGTCTCGGATGCCTAGAGCGTCACGAACCAGCACTGTGCCTATGGTGGGTGCCGCGATATACAGCATGGCGCCGAGGACGATTACGAAGAAAATGCCCATGGCCGAACGTTATCCGCCCTATGCGGTGCGCGTCAAGGATTATTCGGCGGTGGCGACGTGACGGCGCGCGGCATACCAGTCGATCGTCTGTTGGTGGGTCCATCCGCGCTTGAACATGCGGACGGATGGCGTGCTGGTTTTCAGGCCGAGCGTCCGGACCGCATCGGCGAAGATCATGCGTGTGCCGTCGAGCGTGACCCACTGGTTGCTTCTGCGGTTCCGGAACTGAGTAGAGTAGTCAGCCCACCGGCAGTTATCGGGGCCGTAACCTCTGTTATTGTCAATGCGGTCAAGCGTGAGGCCGTCCGGGCATTCCCCCATGTCAGCAAAGAATTGCTCAAAGGCTTCCCATTCTGGCACAAAGGTAATGCCTCTGCCGCCCCAGTCCTTCCACTGTGGCATGTTGGGGTTGGTGCATCTCAGCTTCATGGACTTCCAAGCGGCCCACGTCCGGCTGTCATGCATCCCATGGGTTATAGCGCGCGTTCGGTTCAACTCCCTAAAGTAGCACCCGCAGGAGACGGTTTTGCCATTTCTTGCTGGTCTGGAAATGTCGCCCGGTCTGGCGTCGAACTCCGTGCCGCAATCGCATCGGAAGCGCAGGCGATACACCGGAGTGCCTCGGTCTGGACGCAGTATTGGCGTGCCGTCGCCTATAACGACAACACGACTGTAGCGGTCCCCGATGGGGATTGGTTTGCGGAAAGCCATGGGCGCATTATGCCTAGGGTTCCTGATAAAGGCAACATTCCATCGGAGGAACCATAGCGTGCCAAGAAACGGGGCGGGGTCATATTCGATCCCACAGCCACCCTTCGTGCCGGGAACGACGATCCAGTCAACCCCGGTCAACAGCAACTACTCCGACATCGCCACAGCCCTAACCGGCTCGGTCGCGTCGGACGGGCAGACGCCGATGACCGGCACGCTCGCGATGAACACGAACGCGATCAGCGGCGTGACCACGATCACGGGCGTCACCGGGACGTTCTCGGGCCTGGTCACGGGGTCGAATATCGGGCGGGGGTGTCTGGTAAGCAAGGGCCTAGATGAGACCATCAACCAGGGCGTAGACACGCTTATCCCATGGTCAACTGCGGCATATGACGACGCCACGATTTTCAACGCCGGACAGCCAACGCGACTGACTGTTCCGGCGGGGTTCACCCGTGTTCGATTGTCATTCGGCGTTACGTGGGAGGCTTCCGTTGATCAAAGGACAGACCTGCTCAAGAACGGCGCTGCTGTGACCGGCGCGGCCTATGCGTATACACCGGCGGGGTCAGTCAGCAGCCCGGTTACCGCATATGGGGCGGTATCTGCTATGCTGGCGGTCACAGCAGGGGACTACTTTGAGGTCCAGGTTCATCTTGTCAGCACAGGCCCCCGCGACGTGGACGGCGGAAACCTGACCTGGTTCGCCATGGAACTGCTACGCTAAACGCTCGACCAGCCCGGGGGCGGGCCGATCGAGCATAGAGGGGGATGTGTCGTGGACGCTGCGATTATAGCGCGGCTGGGACTGATGTGTGTGACATGGGTCACATGCCATGGTTTCCAGTAGCCGCAAACGGCGTCAGAAGGTAACCGCTCATGCTCGCCCAGACATATTCCGTGACAAGATCGTCAAATCTACGCTGGATGCGGTAAGATGGACCGCACTGTCTTTCCTGAAAGAGCTTGCATCCAAAGTCTCGGCGATCGCTGTCGGCGCGCTGGTGGCGTGGGTCCTGCACTGGTGGGGTTCATGATGCACCAGCGGCGATGGTTCAGCCTGTGCGGCCTGTCGTTCGTGGTTGTGTCGTGCATGATGTGGGGGTAGGGTTCCGGCGCTGCGGCGGCACGGACAGACGTGCGAACCGGTTGGAGCGTTGGGGGGCAAAATCCTGATCCTGCCTATCATCCATGCACCGCGTGAGCGGACCTAAGGCCGGCTAAGAAGGTGTGAAGGATCAGCCGGAGTAACGCCCGGCCCGCAGCCCCGCCGTGCAGCCCGAACAGGCGCGGGGGTTATGTTAGGGCACGGGACGCCGCTCACTCTCTGGGCGGCGTTTTCGTGTCAGGCTAACCCATTGATATCAGGCTGGGCGTTTGGGCGATTGAGGTTTAGACCAAACGCCCAAGCAATCACCCTTCCCCCTTAGCCGCGCCGATCATCGCGCGCCAGATGCCGTGCCCTACCATCGTTCGCGCGCCGGATGTGCATTCCAGCATCGCCTCTGTCGGTTCCTCCAGCGCGGCCAGTGCGGCGTCGGCGTGGTTGTAATAGGCTTCACGGAACCTCTCGGACATCGGGTCCCAATGTTTGCCGTCTTTCTTCGCCATCGCAGACGCCATCTTTTCGCGCATGGTCATTTCAGCTTCTCTACCATCGCGCGCAACCGAACCACAACATCCATGTCCTGGTCGTAGCTGCGCTGGATCGTCGGCCATTCTTCTCTGTCCCAGTGCTCGGCATCGAGATGCGCGGCCAGGTCGTCGGCGCATTCGGCTGCCGTTGCGAACAGTTCCTCCATCACTGCCAGTGCGGCGTCGGCGTCTGACAGGAATATGTCCCGGATGCCTGTGTGCATTTCGTCCCAGGGCAGATCATGGTCAGGGCTGATCTGGTGGATAGCCCGCGCCATCTTCTCGCGCATTGTCATGGTGTCCACCCTGATGTCATTCGTCTTCCTCCGGACCTAATGCAGCTTCCATCGCTTCGGCCTCATCCGGGTGATACTCGTGGATGTGGTCCTTGAGACGCGGCCACCCACTGACGTTCTTTCCGTCCTTCGTGCGACGCCATTTCAGGAACGTCACGCCGCAATGCCGGCATCGGATTTTATCCGGTGGTGTTGTCACGGCGCGTCTCCCTTCAGGGTTGCGCGGAGGCGGTTTCGCATCGCGACCGTCTGCTGATAAGCTATCGGGTGAACGTCAACGCTAGGATCAGAATACGCGGAAACGGCGTTCTCCAAATTCGCCATCAACTCCCACAGCGCATCCAGTTGCGCCGCTGTTGGGATCGGGTGGGGGCTGGCGAGGGTGTATCCTGCCTTACCAGCTAGATCGGCCCCCATCGGCCCCCACTGCTCATTTCGCCATATCGGTTCCTCCGGGCACCAACGCCATATCTCGACACGCTTGCCGATATTCCAGCCGGTGCGCGTCAGGTAGTATTGCGCCTCCCGCGTCGGGTCCGGAGGCAACAGTGCGGCGGTCATGCTGCAATCCTCTTATATTTGGCATAGGCGCGCATGGCCCAATATATCGCCACCGCTCTCGGGTCGTCGTCATCCGGACGAGGGTTCTTTCGGCACCACCATCCCCACCAGTAGGCGTCGGAATGGTTCTGGCCAGGTTCCGGTCCAGGGTCTGCGTAGTCGTAGTCCATCGACGCTGCGAATAGTTCATCGCTGTCGAATGCTTCGATCTGTTCCGGTGTTGGTATGGGCCTCATGGCGGTCATCGGCTCGCCTCCATGTCTGCGTCGATCGCGGAGCGGAGGTCCGTTCCCTGGTCGCACCACACGCCCCATTGCACGGACCATCCGTAGACCGGGGGATTGCCTGGTGCAGGCTGGGGATCGGGCAGGTGATCGGCCCCCTTGATGATGTGCCGGAACCGCAGCGCGTCGCGGGCGATGTCCACCAACTTAGGCATGTGCAAATACGAATGTTCCTGGCCGTCGCACTCTGCGATCAGGTCCCGCAGTTCGTCGTCTGTCATATTCCAACTCCATCATAAACACGTCCCAGCCGTGCCAGCCGCGCCATATTGGCCCGTGCCGCAATCTGTGCATCCCGCGTCGGGTCCGGGCGTTCCATGATCGACCGATACCGCGCGGCCGTAGGAGGATCGGCAACGGCCAGGCCGGGGTGGTCGGACATGACCACATGCAGCGCCCCGAACGTAGCGGATGCGGCCCGGATCGTTTCTTCTATCGCGCGGTCCGTAAGTTCGTTCCCGGCCGCAACCGATGGCATCGACGATCGGATTGACGCGGCCTTAGCTTGTCCCGATCGGAACCATCCCATGCGTTGCGCGTGCCGGGCGATCTGTCGGTATGTCGCTGGCAGTCCTGGCAACGCGTTCCATTGTTCGACTATCAGACTGGAAACCTGGTCTGACGGCCAGAGTTCCGCTAGAAGGTTGTCGCGTTCTGGGGTGTAGCGGGACCTGTTACGGGCCGTGTTACTCATGGGCGCCCCCCCGGAAAATCATCATCATCATTCGGTGCGTTGTTCTCCGGCGGCTCGGTGCGGTGGATCGCCTCTGTCATAATCGTGAGCAGCCGTGCCTTGTGGCCGTTCGTGAACGCGTCCATGGCCTTCTGGACGCGGGGGTGAGCTTGGATAGCGTCCACTGCGTCGGCGGTCTGTGCGGCGTTCAGGGCGGCTTCCAGGGCGTCGAGAAACTGGCCGGGCGTGGTGCCGGGGGTTTCGTAGGTCACGGGTTCGGTCTGGCGCACCGGCTCGGCAACGGCGTCGATCGTGGTGCCTACGTATTCGTCTGCCTCGGGCGTGCCCATTTCCTCCCGGCTGTAGACGCCGAGGATCACCGCCGGGGTCCAACGCCGCGCCCAAACCCGGACACCGTGGTAGACTAGCTGCTGATCGGGCTGGCGCTTCCATAGCGGGTTGTCGGTCCGGGCGTCACGTAGCTTAACCTCGACTGTCTTTACCTCGGCATCCCCGACGCGGCGACCGGAGACCTTGATCACGCGGTCATCGCCGGTGCCAGTGAACGTGTAATCCAGGTTCCCGACTATTGCGCCGGAACTCTCGACTGCCGCCGCGACCAGCTTCCCCTCGAACATCAGCTTGCCCTTGATGCTGCTGGTACATTGGGCCACGGCGAAGGGGGACATATTCCATCGCATCGCCTGTTCGATCACCATGAAGCAATCGGCGGCAGAACCCTTCAGATGATCAGGGACCATCTTGCCCCGTGCCATCATTTCGGCGAGCCGGAAAGCGCCGTCCATGTCGCGCGGAACCAGCGCGGACGTGACTGGGACTGTGACTGCGTTGTTCATTTCGTTCGGACCTGTATGGTTGGGATCGCGTTGCTCATCTCGACGCCTGGTATCACGACGCCCTGCTTGACAGCTTCGTTGATTGCCGCCTTGTCCGGTGCGACCGTGGTCCTGGTGTATTCCGCCGGTAACGCCGCTTCATCCGTCACGATGGCCGTGGGGCGCCCCCGAACGATCGAGGCAGTCAGGTCCGGCCATTCGGCCCGAGGCAGCCCCAGCGCGTCCATGGCGGCAAAGGCAGTGGCCCTGAGAGTGTCACCCCGGCGGCGGTAGCGGTCCCGGCGGGCGGTCAGGTCCCGGAGCATGGCGTCGGCCATTTCAGCCCGCGCCCGTGCGTGGACCGATGCTTGCAGAACGCGGTGGATCATCTCCATCACGTCTTCCGTCTCGACTGACAACGCGGCCAGGATCGCGGCTTCATCGCCTGCCAGGTCGGGGTCCGCTTCCATCGCGGCCCGGCCCGACATCAGCGCGGACATGGCCTGCTCCATGGCCCAGCCGGATGGAGTGCCTGTCATCGGCCATCATCCATCGAAACCACGCAAACCCGCGTAATCCACGCCTCGATAATCCTCAGCCGTTCCGGCGCTTCCATCGGGGGCATCGACGGCACCACGACACGCCACGCGTCGAACAGTTCACTCTCGGTCGCGGCCGTTTCGAGCAGCGTCATGCACGCGTCGATGGTTGACGAGCTTTGGTCCGTCATCAGCGCCCGAACTTCCCCCGCGATCTCGCGGAGGATGTTGGGGATGCGTTCCAAGCCTTCCTTCGCTAGATGCTCGGCGACGCGTAGCAGCCGGATATCGGGAGACAGGCTCTTGCTGTTGGTGATGCAGTTCATAACACGGTCCATATGATAAATGCCCAAAACAGAGCGCCGAAGGGGGAGATATAGACGGCAGCGCGGAAGCCGTCCGGGGTCATGACACGCGCCAGATGCGGACGCCGCCGTCTACGAGCCGAGTGGTGTATTTCTGGCCGGTCTTCTTGCATACTACCGCACCAGTGGCGGCTACACGCTCCTGTGTCTTGTCGGGGACAAGTATGCTCTGCCCTTTCTTTAGGCTCCGCAGTTGGCCTGAGAATGACAACGGCTGAAGCTTATTCCCATGTGCCGTATTAGGGATCGGCACGCCCCTCTCGACTGTGTATTTCACCGGCTCAACTCCTTGTCCAAAGCAATCTCCCGCGCCTGTTTGGCGTAGGCTTCGAGGTCGATCTTGTCCCTGATGTCGCGCATCATGCCGAGCAGGTCCTCCATCTCGTAGCCGGCGGCGGGGAAGATGGTGCAGAACTGCATGGCTTCGAGGTAGCCAATCCAGATGGCAATGCTGCCCTTGAGCCGTTCAGCGCGGTAGCTATCAATGATGGCTATGGCCCGCGCGTTTGCGTCTGCTCGGTCATAAGCCTCGCCCCCATGCGCGCGGCGGAACGCGGCGGCTGAGAAGTTGTCTGGGTGGGTCATGACTGCCACCAACCCATGGCCGCGATGGTGACGCCGACCGATAAGACGGCCGACCCTACCGGCACTCCGTAAGCAAAAAGGTCTGGCATACCCGAGTGCTGGGCAACGAATGTTATAATGCCAGCGCCGATGCCTGCGAGGATAACGCCGCTCATGGTTCGATCCCCATCATCACCAGTTCGCGCATGTGTTCCTGGACTGCGTTCTTGGCGTTCCAGACATTGCTGGCGACGTGATGGCATACTCTCTTGCCGTCCCTTTTGATGATGAGTTCGTGCACTCCGTCGTATTCGATTGTGTATTTCGTATTCGGAAGCATGATCACCCCCGGTCGGACTATCAACCATGGCATCTCGTTCACGACGCATCCCCCCGCAGCGAGTTCACCTCACCGGCCAGGCCGGCGGCGTATTGCACGGCAGCCGTCCCGGTCTCGAAGAACAGCCGCAGCGTGTGACCGCCGGCCATGCCGACCAGCACAGTGGCGCCGTCGTCGTGGGTGCGGGGAATGACGGTGGTGATGTTCCGGAGCGATACCCAGCTTCCGTCGTGAAGGCAAAAGAGCGGGTCCATTTCAGTTCTCCATGTATCCGAGGCGGGACGCTTCGGCTTGCACCATTTGCGTGATCCGGTCGTTCTGATCGTCCCTGGCAGCGTCCCTGGCAGCGACCCTGGCAGCGGCCCAGGCAGCGGCCCTGGCAGCGTCCCTGGCAGCGGCCCAGGCAGCGGCCCTGGCAGCGACCCTGGCAGCGTCCCTGGCAGCGTCCCAGGCAGCGGCCCTGGCAGCGTCCCTGGCAGCGACCCTGGCAGCGGCCCAGGCAGCGGCCCAGGCAGCGGCCCAGGCAGCGGCCCGAATATCATCAAGCCCCGTCTCCAGATATTCGCGAACAATGGTCGGAATGTCCCATAGATGCGCGACATCTAGGGCGCACCGCCGAGCGAACGACCGCAACAGGTCAGTCGCGTCTATCCGCCACATACCGGTGCGTTCCGCCGCCACAACCTTGTCATTCTCGTGGGGAATAATCTCCCCACCGAGGCGGACCCGCCACAGATGCGGGCCTGGTGCATATTTCAGCGCGTCGATCAGTCGTTCCGACGCATGATAGCCGCTCTCGCACGGGATAAGCTTCCCTGTGTGGACCAGTGTTTCACCGGTCTCCGGTAGCGGCCTGCCATCTCTTAGTGTGTCGTTGGTGAAGTGCCAGGCTAGCATTTCAGTCTCCCTACAAGCAATTGGATCAGGCGTTGTTCAGATCGGCGGCCATTTTCTCGGCCTCGACCAGTGCCACGCGATAGGCGCAACGGTCGGTGGTCCCGACGTTCAGCCGATCCCATGTGTGGACAATGCGACGGACGCCACGGGCGCGCTCGCTGATCATGATGGGTTCGGTGCCGGGGTCCACTTCGAGGACTGCAACGCGGCGGTATGTGCCCTTAACGCTAGATGGCATTTTCGCGCAGGCGGTCTTTACAACGTAGGCCATTTTTCTCTCTCCATTTCCTCGGCGGCTATCCCGTCCGACACCCAAACGCTATCCGCCCTAAGCGGCAGCGTCAAGCCTTATTATCCGCTTGACGCGAATTTTCCGCCGTGCCACGGTGGCGGCATGAAACTCAGCGAGTACATAGCCGCCAGCGGCCTATCCCAGACCGACTTCGGGAAGCTGATCGGCCGATCACCGCAACGGGTCCACGAATGGACCACCGGCCGGAAAATACCGCGCGCCGATGCCCTGGCAGCTATCGAGAGGGCAACCGGCGGGCGGGTTACGGCTGTTGATTTTGTTGACGGAGGAAAGGAATGAGCGACCGCCATAAATACGTGATCCTGAACGACACCGACGCTCCGCAGCCAAATATGGTCTGTCAGTGGGTCGAAGGCATAGGCTATTGCTACCTCGACCGCACTCACAACAAACCCGACTTTGACGGAATGACCGGCAGCGAGGCGACCCCAGTCACAACGTTTGGCATCCAATGGATCGAGACAGACGGGGAGGTAGACTTCTGGGTCATGGGCAGATCGTTTGCTCGGTATACGGACGGCATCCCCAGGAAATGGCAGTCTTCCGCACCTAATTTCTCGTGGCCTATACTAACGAGCTGTAACGTCCGGCGCAGGAAGGTGGCGGCATGAAACCCAACCCACACCGCGCCCTGGACATCGTGTTCGGCATCTCGCTCGGCGTCTGGACCGCGCTGATCATCTATTTCGGCGTCTGGATGATGCCGGGATGATCACCCTCAGCAAGATCACCTTCCCCCGCAAATCCCACACCGTCGCCACGAGGTCGAAGGCGTTGCGGATGCTGGCGGAGGGGTTCAAGACCGAGACCGTCGCGAAGGCGTGCGCCGTCAACCCGGCCACCGTTCGGAACTGGAGGCGGCAGAAATGATCAACACCATCGCGGCGAAATGGGCCGAGATCGAGACCGAATTGATCAGGACCGGAGGCGACAAGCGTGTAGTTGCAGCGTGCCGTCGTGTCTTTTACGCCGGGGCGCACGCAACGCTGGTTGTTTTAGCCGAGACTTTTGGAGAGACGCCGCCGACGCCTGAACAGATGATGACGCAACTCGAAACCACGCGGTCCGAAATAATGGACACGCTCCGGATGGAAATGGAATGAGCGAAAAAGAATGCCGGGCGCCATACGACCCACCGGAAGGATCGTGGCACGTGATATCACAAGAGGTTGGTGACGGGGCTACGCGAAGCATGTTCGTTGCAAAATGGGAAAGGGGGCTGTGGTCCTCATATACTGCCGGTGGACTGCTTCCACGCGAAGCGGCGCGGGCGACGTGGGTATACCGCCGTCCGCTCCATGATGCTGAAATATTCGCCGCATTCGGCAGCGTACCAGACGTGGAGAGTTACACATAATGAGCGACCTATCCAACATCCTGCGCCCGATCGTCACAGAGATCGAGGAAGCCGAAGCCCAACGCGCGAAGATGGCGTGTCGGATTAAAAGCATCTACGAGCGCGCCATAGGTCTGGGTCTCGATCCCGCCGTGATCCGCGACCTGATCCGCGAACGGCAGACGCCAGGCGAACAGCGTCCGCAGACGACGCTTGACCGGTATCGCGCTGCGATGGAGGGGTGACGATGACGAAAATCCTTCGCGCCATTCGTGTCCTTTTCGGTCTGGCAACACTGGGATATGGCATAGCCTGGGGAGGGGCATACCTCGGATATTGGCACGCTGAAGGCCCAGATTTGTTCTTGGCGGCGGTCCTATCTTTTTATGCAGCGACGGACGCCTTCGGCGGGGAATGGAGTTAGCCAATGTCCGAAACCGCCAGCGTCCTCAATACCGACACCCGCTCCGTGCAAGCGACATGGATCACGCCGCTACTCGACGCGTTCGTGATCGCGCGCAACCATCTACCCTGGGCCGCGATCTACCGCGAGTGGGTACAGACCTACCCCGATCGGCCAGCACCGGCGAACGGAGAAAAGCTGAGGTGCCACTACCGGCGCAAGGTCCCGAAGAAAGTGAGCCAGCCGTTCAAGCTCCGCCAGACGGGGACGCTGCGGCCGTGCCTGTCGTGCCGCGATCCGTTTCTGTCCGAGGGGATACACAATCGGATGTGTGGGCCGTGTAAGGGGCGTGGGTGGTGATGGACGGATATCAGCAGTTCCTCGCCGCAAAGGCCGTCGCCGCTCAACCTGCAGGGTTCGAGCCAGATCCCATGAACGCGGCCATGATGGACTTCCAGCAGGCCGCAACAGCCTTCGCGCTGCGCCAAGGCCGCGCGGCACTCTACCTGTCCACCGGCCTCGGCAAGTCCATCTGCCAGCTGGAATGGATGGACCAGTGCATCCGCCGCACGAACAAGCCCGGACTGCTGCTGGCCCCGCTGGCAGTCGCCAAGCAGTTTGAACGTGAGGCCGCAAAATTCGGCTACGACGCCCGCGTGATCCGCGACATGGGCACGGTCGGCAACCGCATCAACATCGTGAACTATGACCGACTGGACAAGATCGACCCGGCCGTGTTCGGCGCTGTATCCATGGATGAGGCGTCAATCCTCAAGTCCTACACCGGACGCACCACGCGCGCCCTGATCGACGCGTTCGCCCACGTCCCATACCGCCTGTGCGCCACTGCAACGCCGGCCCCGAATGACCATGCCGAACTGGGATCACAGGCCGAGTTCCTCGGCATCATGACCCAGGCCGAAATGCTCGTTCGGTGGTTCATCAACGACACGAACGACACCGGCGTATGGCGTCTCAAAGGTCACGCGCGCGGTTCTTTCTACGACTGGATGGCGTCATGGGCGCGGATGGCCGAAACCCCGGCAGACCTCGGATATGACGCGTCACGGTTCATTCTGCCGCCGCTTAACATCATCCGCCACCAGGTCCAATCCGAGGCGCGACCGGCCGATGGTATGCTGTTCGATGCCCATGTGTCCGCGACCAATATGCACGACCTGAAACGGCAGACGGCCGAGGCACGGTCCGACATGATCGCGGCACTGGTCGCATCCGAACCGGATCACTCGTGGATCATCTGGTGCGATACCGATTACGAGGCAGACGCGTTGCGGCGTGTGATCCCCGATGCTGTCGAGGTTCGTGGGTCGCACTCGATCGAGCGGAAAGAGGATGCGCTCGAAGCGTTCGCCGCTGGGAAAATACGCAACATCATCACGAAACCATCGGTCGCGGGGTTCGGCCTGAACTGGCAACACTCGGACCGCATGGCGTTCGTCGGGCGCACATTCAGCTATGAAATGTGGTTCCAGGCCGTGCGGCGATCATGGCGGTTCGGCCAGACCAAGCCCGTGAACGTCCACCTTGCTGTTGCCCAGGGCGAGGATCAAATCGGCCGCGTGATCGACCGCAAGACAGAAGACCACAAGACTATGATGGCCGGCATGACAGAGGCCCAGCGTCGCAACGCGGGCACATCGTCCAAGGTCAAGATCGCATACAATCCAACCTACATTGGAAGGCTCCCGACATGGCTGACATCCGTTGTTTGAACGAGACGCACGGCCAGAAATACGCCGCCTACCACGGGGATTGCGTCGATGTAGTGCGGCAACTGCCGGACAAATCCATAGGCTTCTCGGTCTACTCACCACCGTTCGGTAATCTGTTCTGTTACAGCGACAGCGAGTGCGACATGGGAAACTCTGCCGATAACGAGGAGTTTTTTACGCACTACCGGTTCCTGCTCACCGAGATGGCGCGCGTCCTGAAGCCGGGGCGGCTGTCGGCTGTCCACTGTTCCGAAATCCCGACGACGAAATGGAAGGATGGCGTGATCGGCATTTACGATCTGCCGGGCGACATCATCCGCGCGCACCAGGACGCCGGGTTCATTCTCCATTCCCGCATCACGATCTGGAAAGATCCGGTGGTGGAAATGACCCGGACCAAGGCGCTCGGGCTGCTCTATAAGCAACTCAAGAAGGACAGCACGCGGTCGCGCGCCGGAATGCCGGACTACCTGTTGCTGTTCCGCGCGCCCGGCGAGAACGTCGAGCCAGTGACGCACCGCGAGGGGGAGTTCCCCGTCGAGCAATGGCAGCGGTGGGCATCCCCGGTATGGATGGACATCAGGCAGACCGACACCCTCAACGTCCGTGCGGCGAAGGACAACGCCGATGAAAAGCACATCTGTCCGCTGCAACTCGATCTGATCGAGCGGGCGTTGGTCATGTGGTCCAATCCAGGGGACATCGTTCTGTCGCCGTTCATGGGTATCGGATCGGAAGGCGTCGTCTCGATGAAGGCCAAGCGCCGGTTCGTCGGCGTGGAGCTGAAGGAAAGCTATTTTCGGCAGGCCACGAAGTATCTGGCCGACGCCGAGGCTACTGCCGGGACGCTGTTTGACCTGGCGGCGGATTGAACCCGCGCCCGGCGGTCCCGGGCAACACAGAGGACACCCAATGCCGAGAGAACTGAGAATATCCGCCGTGATCACCCTGCCGGACGACAAATGGCAGGAAGCGGCCGCGCTGGTCGAGGCAAAGCCGTTGCTCGATCGGCTGCGGACTGACTTTCCGAGTGCGGCGATCGAGGATGAGATCGTGACGCCGAAGCCGAGGGGGAAAAGCGACCCGATGGCGGCGATGTTCCCCGGCGGGGCGATAATCGACACGACCGCCTAACCCCAACGCCCCGGCTTCGGCCGGGGTTCCTCTTTCCGGACCGTGCCATGATCCTGATCACCGTTCCCGTTCCCCCGAGTGCAAACCGCATCTGGCGCACCGTCCCCGGCATGAAGCATCCCGTCCTCGATCGGCGCTACGCCGAGTGGCTGATCACAGCCGGGTGGCAAGCCCGAATGCAGGCGACCGGCGCGGCTAGGATCGATGGACGCTTCGACGTGCGGATCGAGGTCCCGATCAGTCGCCGAGATACCGACAATTGGTCAAAACCTCTGCTCGATCTGATGGAGCACGTCGGGGTCGTCAGCAACGACGGGAACATGCACCAGGTCACCGTGACACCCACGGACCGCTCGGACTGCCTGATCGCGATCACCGAACGTCCAGACCTCGGCGCCGTCCGCAAGCCGTCCACGCGCAAGAAGCGCACAGGTGGGCCGCCGGCAAAGGCGACACGCAAGCGGCTGGACAAGATGGCCGCAGTGCGCGGACGGGTGCTCTTTTGATCCAACTCGGCCCCCGCATAGACGGCGCCCGCACCGCCCCGGGCGTCTCCATGCACTCCGTCGCCCGCGACGATGCCGGGACATGGTGGGCAACACTCACCCGCGACGGCCAGGACGTGACGCTGCTCTACGGGTCCTCAGACGACTTCTTGACCCTCTCATGGCACGGATACATCAACCGCAACGGCGTCACCGAGCGGATCGCGATCGACCCGCAGACGTGGGTGTTGACGTTCCATGAGTGCGAGCAGGGCTGGCGCTGCGAAGATTTTACCGAAACCATCCCCGACCCTTGACACCATACGGCACTATGCCGTTAGACTACCGTATGACGCATCTTCGCATGGAGCTTCGGCTTCACCCCGAGGTCATGGCTACGTTGGATCAACTGGCCCGCGACCACAAAACATCCCGCGCCGCCGTGATCCGGCAAGCCCTCGGTGTCTACGCGTCCGCAGATCACCGCCCGGACGGCCACTACGTCGGCATCACCGCCGACAGGGAATGCCTGACAACCGTTCTGATGGGGGCGCGCTGATGTCAGACCGCCCCATGCCGGTGACAATCCTCGACTGGAAAGCCATCGAGCGCAACACCCTGAGAGGGTTCGCCAAGGTCAAACTCGGCGCGTTGGTAATCTTTGACGTGGCCCTTCACACCAAGAACGGCACATCATGGGCACAGCTACCAGCCAAGCCGCAGATCACCCGCGAAGGAACCGTCCGAACCAACGCAGACGGTAAGGCCCAATACACCCCCATCCTCGAATGGGATAATCGCGACAGCGCCAACCGGTTTTCCGCGTCCGTCGTCGCCGCCATCAATGAGGCACATCCCGGCGCTATCGAATGATGGCGACCATCGGAGACATGGCCGCGTCCCTGGGGCTGCCCGTATTCCCCTGTGAAACGCACAAGCGCCCGATCGTCGCCAAATGGCCCGACGTGGCAACCGCCGACCCCGCAACCATCCTCGCCATGTTCAACCACCCATCCGCCGCTATGATCGGGATGCCCACCGGCCGACAGTCCGGTCTGGTCATCATCGACGTGGACGTCAAGAACGGTGCCGCAGGCGACGCGTGGCTTCAAAGCCACACCGATGCCTTACCCGAAACCCGGACCCACCGCACCCAATCCGGCGGCCTTCATCTCGTGTTCCGCGCTCCCGAAGGCGTAGAAATCCGCAATTCCGCGTCCCGCATAGCCCCGGGCGTAGATGTCCGGGGCGAAGGCGGATACGTCATATGGCCCGGGTCCCCAGGCTACACCGTAGCAGACGACACAGACCCCGCAGACATGCCCCGCTGGCTGATCCGGGCATGTCTACCGCCCGAACCCCAGATCACCCACACAGACCGCCCCCAGGGCCAACACGAGCGGTACACCCAGGCCGCCATTGACGGGGAAATCGCATCCGTCATTCGCGCCGGCGAAGGCACCCGCAACACCACCCTGCACAGCGCCGCCATCAAACTCGGAACCCTGGTCGGCGCCGGGCAGATCAGCCGGGCGGACGCCGAGGCCGAACTCACCCGCGCCGGGCAAATGGCCGGGCTGCCATCCCGCGAGGTCATCGCCACGATCAAAAGCGGCATCGACTTCGGCGCCGCCAACCCTCGGCAGATGCCGGAACGGGTGGCACGCGGCCATGTACCGTCCGCCCCCCCACCGGAAGAACCGGACGATCCAGGTTGGTGGGAAAGCCTAGAAAAATCAATGGCTGCGGAAGTCGCGGAAGTCCCACACGACGAACCCGCAGAGACTTCCGCAGCCCCTCCGGAACTGCCCAACGGCGGGATCATCGACCCCCGCGAATGGACCGCGCCGGCACCTCTGCGCCAATGGCTCGTCCAGGACTGGATACCAATCGGATACGCCACAGGGCTTTACGGCGACGGCGGCCTGGGTAAGTCGCTCCTGCTTCAGCAACTCCTGACCAGCGTCGCCACAGGGTTGCCGTGGCTAGGCCTGGATGTCCGGCCCGGCAACGCCTTCGGCTTCATGTGCGAGGACGATCCGGCCGAACTGCACCGCCGACAGGAAGCCATCAACCGACAGATGGAACTGTCCCCCGCACACCTCGAACTTCTGCGCTACACATCACGCCTAGGTCTCGAAAATATCCTGATGACGTTCGACGACCGGAACCGCCCGGAACTGACAACGCTGTTCAAGGAACTGGTCCAATACCTGACCATCTTCCGCCCCCGGCTCGTGGTCCTGGACACCCTGGCCGATATATTCGGGGGCGAGGAAGTCAAGCGCGCCCATGCCCGCCAGTTCGTGCAAGGCGTCGCTGGGAATATCGCCAGAGCCTTCGATTGTGCAGTGGTGGTGGCTGCCCACCCATCCGCCGCAGGGCTAGCCAGCGGCCAGGGAACCAGCGGCAACACGGCATGGTCAAACACCTTCCGATCCCGCCTATATCTGACAGGACCAAAGGACGACAACGCAGACCCCGATACGCGCCTCCTGGAGCGCAAGAAGGCCAACTACAGCAAGAGAGGGGAGGGGATCACCGTCAAGTGGGAGGATGGCGCGTTTGTGGCCCAGGACGTGGCCGCAGCGACCACCGGACTGGACTGGCCCAGCATCCATGCAATCTTCGCCGAGATCGCCGCAGCGTGGCACCGTGGCGATCCGTGGTCATCACACCCACAGACCAGAAAAGACGGCCGATACCTGCCCACTTGGATATCCATGACCTACGGGGTCACAAATAAGGAAGCGGCCGAAATGATCGAAAAGTGGACCGCCGGGAGATACCTGGCGGTGGAGACATACGACCCGCACCGTAAGCTAAAAGGCCTACGCGTTTTAAAAGTAATTCAACCGTGAGTTGCCGCAAAATGGATGCGGAAGTTGCGGAAGTCAACCTCCGCGACCCCCGCAAGACTTCCGCAAAACCCAGGTTGCGGAAGTACATAACGGGAACGGAATACGAAAAACTCCAACTAAAACAACATCAAGACCCCCCGATGAGTGGACTTCCGCAGCGTATATACGATTGCAACTTTCGCAGACTTCCGCGCCCATTGATATCAAACGACATTCTTGCGGAAGTCTTGCGGAAGTCGTCTGCGGAAGTCCCCCCCCCCGAACCCCCCCCTATATCCCGCGAGGGGGCGGGATGGCGGTTGGGGGACCGCCACCTCCCCACGGGGGATACAACCGCCGGGAGGCTAACCTAATCCCCGACCATGTCCCGTAATGCCCCCAGGATCGTCCAGGAAGCCCATGAACCCACAAACCCGATACCATCCCGCGCCCAATGCCCAGAACCGCCCCACGGACGATCTGAGAGGCTTCGACCTAAACGCCCTCCCCACGAAAAAACCCCTTGACCAATCCGCTCGCAGCGGATACAACACAGGCATCGGGACGGGATCGCCGGACCGGAAGGAAGGGATAGGATGATGGGTCATTTAACCGAAAAGCAGAAAGCCATTCTGGCCCGCTTCGCGATCGATGGGATGGTCATCAGATACCGCGCAAACTTCTGGCTCGACGGAGAGAACGTCAGTTCGACGGTCCGTAGCCTGATAGGCCGCAAACTAATGGAGGACACCTACTACAGCGGAAACCGTGTGACAGCGCACGTCACAGCCGCCGGCCGCGCGGCTCTGGAACCATAACCCAACCTACCGGGGCGCACAGCCCCGGAACCGAGAGGATGACGCTATGTGGATCGAGACACACGACGGCAGGATCATCAACACGGACCGGATGTCCAGCATCTCAGAATACCATGGTAGGGCTCACCTCCATGCGATCGTGGGCGAAGGCGAGCGGATCATGGGCATGTCCATGCAGTCGTTCGAGACAGTCCTCTTCCTGCTCATGGGGATGACCGAAGAACAGAAGCGCGAACGCGGGGCGCAAATGTTGCGGCGGTTCAACGCTCAATACGGGACCCCACCACTAGACACCACCACACCAAATGTGCCACAAGCGGATGAACGACCGTGAGGACCGCATGAGCGACACGCCGCGACCCAGAGGCAGGCCGACGGTCTATGATCACGGCGTTGCCATGGAGATCGTCCGGCGGATCGGAGAGGGCGAGAGCCTAAGGGCTATTTGCCGCGACGATGGTATGCCGACAGAGGGCGCTGTGAGGCTGTGGGTCATCGATGACCGCGAAGGTTTTGCTTCGCACTACGCAAAGGCCCGCCAGTCACAGGCCGTCCACTGGGCCGAGGAAATCCTAGAGATTGCTGACGATAAGGGCGCCGAGCATCAGCGTTCCAGGCTCCAGGTCGATACCCGCAAATGGCTGCTGTCCAAGGTGCTGCCGAAGGTCTACGGCGAAAAGCTCGATGTCCGGACCGAGGGCGACGGCACCATCAACGTGACGATCCGGAAGTTCGAGGGGGATCAGTGAGTGCCCATGCAGGCGACTCAGGCTCACTGTAGCGCGACGGCCCCGGCCGCATGGCCCGCCCAGCGGGGGCCGTCGTGCAACCAACAGGGGACGGTGACGATCTCAGGCCCGCGAGCGCTCGGGCA